CCTCCCAGGGCATCTCGCTTGAGACATTGCATGTCTTCGATACGGCCGAATCGACATGCTTCTGGGCAGCCGTCAGGACAGCGATGTGCTCCTGGGCTGTGACCTGCAGCGCAGTCCGAGGCTCCACCCCCAGATGTGCCACTGAGTAGTCAACTGTATCATATACGACAGGGCCCCCAGGCATCTGTACAACCCTCGTTGTCCTTGGGGCAAAGACCGGCTCGATCCCACTGGACACATTCCCCAGGCACATGCTGATAGTCCCTGTAGGAGCCATACTGATCAGGTGGCTGTTTCGAAGGCCATGTTCCCGGATTGCTGCTTGTACCTTCCCGCTCAGGCCCTTGATGAAGGGGCGATCTAGGTACTTCTCTGCGTTGTAGCGGGGGAACTCTCCCTTCTCCTTCGCAAGCATGGCGCTATTGTAGTAGCATTCATTCTTCAAGACCTCCATAACCTGGTTCTGCATCGCAATGTAGTCGGAGGTTCCGTAGGGATGGCCGCATGCCTCAATAGCGTTGGCAACGCCCATAAGGCCGATGCCCATGCGCCTCGTTCCAATGGCAGCTTGACGCTGCTCCGGGATGGGGTAGAGGGCAATATCCACTACGTTGTCCATGGCCCGGATGATGTGCCTTAGGTCTTCCGCCAGCAGGAAGAGGTTGATCTGCCAGCGCTTCTTGATATCGCTGACCCTGCTGATAGGGGCAAGATACCGAACAAGGTTGATGCTGCCCAGGAGGCATGCACCATGAGGGGGGAGGGGCTGCTCTGAGCATGGGTTCGTCGCTGCTATGCTCTCACAATAGCTGAGATTATTCTCTCTGTTAATGGCGTCGATGAAGACGACACCTGGCTCTCCCCAGTCCCACGTCGAGCGCATAATCGTCTCCCACAGGGTACGGGCTGGAATATGCCGATAAGTGCGACCTTCGAACTGAAGCGGGAACTCCTCTCCGTTATACACCGCCTGCATAAATGCGTCAGTGATTGCGATGCTGAAGTTGAAGCGGCTGTACTTGTCTTTGTTTTGCTTGGCAAGGATGAACTCCTCTATATCAGGATGATCCACTCTCAGAATGCCCATCTGAGCACCTCGCCTCTCGCCGGTGGAGGCGACAGTAGAGCCTAGGCAGTTATACATCTCCATGAAGCCAACAGGGCCTGTGGCATGGCTGTCTAGAGACCGGATCATAGAGTTGCGGGGACGAATGGGACTAAAGTCATAGCCAATGCCGCCCCCACGCCTCATAGTCTCGGCGGCCTGATCGAAGCGATCAATAATAGAGCCAGGTCCTCGGAGCTTGTCCTCTAGGGTTCCTGAGACAAAACAGTTGTAGGGAGTAACCTTCTTAGTTGTGCCTAGACTGGAGAGAATACGGCCAGCAGGAGAGAAACGAGCATCCAACGTAATAGAGCGAAAAGCCCTAAAATGGCTATCATTGTCAGCAAGAGCACCAGCCACTCGATTACAGACATCCCTAAACACCTCGCCTTTATGGCTATATTTGAACTGGAAAGTTTCGATCGAGGCACGGGACTGCGGACCTGGCGCCGGCATGTTTGTCATGTTAGGGTATCCCCGAGGGTGTGACACAAAAAAGTCATTATGTCACGTCGGAACGCCCGAGGCCATTGAAAAATAACGAATATTTAGGTCAGCAGCCCTTCCGCAACACCCCGGAGTTCATGTGACAGAAGCGTATCCCCCTCTTGGCCTTGACGCCCGCGTTGAGCGAGAGCACCTCCTTGCTATAGCCGAAGAACTGAAGAAACGAAGAGAAGGCGATCCTCTCCGGACATACCAACTCCACTCAAAGCAGAGAGCCTTTGTTACCTCTGTTCTGGAGAGGAAGGCCCCTGAGAATTGGTTCATCGCAGCTAACCGCTCTGGCAAGAGCGATGCAGGGGCCTATACAGGTGCGAGCCTGGCTCGCTTTGGAGTGCCTTCGGGAAAGGTACAGGTAAACGCAGATGGAACCGCTAGCAGTGTGCAGGTGTCGGATCGTGCTACTTCAGGATGGGTCTCTGCGCTGGACTTTCCAACTTCAAGGGATGTCATCCAGCCTAAGTACTTCGACAATGGTTTCGTTCCAGGAGGTCAAAAGCATCCCCCATTCATCCCTGCCCACGAGATTGCCGATTGGAGAGTGGATGATCAGATCCTTAAGCTGAAGAATGGAAGCTTGATAGGCTTCAAGTCAGCGGACTCCGGCCGTCGAAAGTATCAGGGCGCTGAGAAAGACTGGGTCCACATGGACGAGGAGCATCCCTGGGAAATCTACGAGGAGATGGTCATCCGTGTTGGAGCGAGGCCCCTGCTGTTCTTCTGCACCGCTACCATCCTGCCCCCCGAAGGGATAAACACGACTACGTCGTGGGTCTTTAGCAAGGTCATCCAGCCATGGAAAATGGGAAAGCTACAACATGCAGCACTGTTCGGAGCCTCAATCTATGACAATCCCGGAATTGCGAGGGATGAGATATCTCGTCTCGAGAGCATCTATCCTCTTGGAAGCCTCAGCCGACGTATCCGCCTTGAGGGTGAGTGGCTTCCTGGCATTGGTGGAGCCAGGGCATATGCATCCTTTCAGCGAGAGCTTCATGTTAGGGAACAGCCGGAGCTGTCAATGCGCAGACCTCTGTGCTGGACGTGGGACTTTAACGTGGAGCCTATGGTCTCCTTGGTCGGTCAAGTCGATGGAGGCCTCTACCGGGTTCACAAAGAGATAGTCCTGGACGAGGGAAACATCCCTGAGATGTGTGAGATGTTCAGGATGCACTTCCCTCGACATGAAGCGGAGATATGGCTCTATGGAGACGCTACCAGCGAAAGGCGTATCGGTCAGACTGGTAAATCGGATTACTTTGTCATCATGCAGGAGATGCGGAATTTCAACCTGCCAATTAAAATGCGAGTTCCCCCTGAGAACCCAAGAGTCGCTGATCGTGTCAATTCTGTCAATAGACTGTGCAAAGACGAAAAAGGGCTCATTCGGTTGCAAGTTGACCCAAGCTGCATGGAACTCATTGCAGACCTCGAAGGTGTTCTTAGAGATCAGAAAGGGGGTATATTCAAGGTTAGAAACAAGAAAGATCCATACTTCCGCCGTACTCATACTTCCGATGCCCTAGGATATTGGATCAGCTATGAAGAGCCCGTCCAACCGCCCTCCGAACACATCAGACGGAACGTAACAATAGCGAGTCCCAGCTATGGCTTCGGCAGAAGACGGTGAATTTATCCAGAAAGCCCTGGGTAGAGTGGAGATAAAACGGCGCAACTGCCGAGTTTGCAACATTCCGATGAACTCGGACGCCGAAAATCGCATTGGAGTTCACGTCCGATGCGTGTATGATGTCTCCAAGAGGCAAAAATACACCACTTTAGGTCCCAGATATGGCAGATGCCGCCAAAAAAACCCCAGGTGACGACGTTCCGGTCGCAGATGGAGACACAGTCTCTGTCATCCAAGCCATTAAAGCGTACCGCCAAGAGGCAGAAGACGCTAGAGGGCAGCGTTTGATCCAGAATAGGATCAACAGAGAGGCGTATTTTGGTCGGCAAGACTGGTCTCACAAGCAAGATGGGCAGAGTACCGAGTTTTTGCCCAAAACTAGCACTTCTATCGAGCAAATGTGTGCCTTTATCAAGCGCGGACTGATGAAGTTCGGTGATTGGTACTCTGTGGAGCTGGACAGGAGCGTCGGACAGGTCATTTCTGGTGGCCAGGTGCGAGCAATCCTCAACTGCTTCCTGAATGACCTCTGGCAGCAGAATAACATGACCACTGTGCTGCCAATAGTCATCTCTGACGCTGTTAAGAATGGCCTGCTCGAGAGTCTGATGATCCTAAAGGTGCACGGGGGCATGATGCCTACCCGGAAGTATCACTATGAACGAGGTCAGCCCCTCACGCCCGAGGGGGGAGGTGCTCCAGAGGTAGAGCATACCCTTCAGATGGAGGAGACCGATGAGTGGAAGCTCAGAATTGACCTTGTACGAGCAGAGGATTATTATCCAGATCCTACAGGGCGTGGGCTGTATGAGATCCACAGGGTCGAGCGAGACCTTGACCAAGTCATCATCATGGCAGAAGAGGGCATCTACGATAAGGAAGCTGTCGACGAACTCATCAACACCGACTATAAGCGTCCTGAAGACGAAGAGAGGCCAGAGAGTGACAGGAACCAAGCGGAGACCATCACTCCCTCCTTCCGTAAGCGAGTAGTCATTGACGAATTCTGGGGGACCCTGCTAAAGGACGACGGAACGGTAGCACATCGCAACTGCGTCGCCACTATCGCCAATGACAAGTTTCTCATCAGGAAGCCAGAGCCGAACCCCTTTTGGCATCAGGAGAGTCCCTTCTGCACCAGTCCTATTCTGCGGGTTCCCTTCAGTGTGTGGCACAAAGCTCTGTATGACGACGGCAGTGCTCTGAACCTGGCCATAAATGAGTTGTTCAATCTAATCCTGGACGGCGGCATGGCTGCTGTGTGGGGCATTCGTCAGCTGCGCATCGAAGACCTCGAAGATCCCTCTCAGGTCGAGGGAGGAGTGAAGCAAGGACAGACCCTGGCTGTCAAGCAGACCCTGCCTCACAATGCCAAGGTGCTGGAGACAGTCAGCACGGGCGATGTCCCCAAAGATGCTATGGCAGTCTTCGAGGCGGTCGTCAGGGAATTCAACGAGAGTGTTCTGACCAATGAGTTGAAGGTGGGTAACCTGCCCACGAAGCAGGTTAGGGCTACAGAGGTTGTCGAGGCTAGCCAGTCACAAGCAGTAACGCTGGATGGTCTGATCGCAGATATGGAGCTGTGGATACAAGGTGTGCTGCGGAAGTCATGGCTTACGATCCTGCAGAATGCCGATGAACTTCCTCCCCACATCATCCCCTCTGTTATAGACAAGACAGTGGCTGTGCTTCTGCTGCGTGCGAGCCCCGAGGAGCGGTATGCCCTCTTTGCAGGCAAAAGTCAGTTCCGGGTCTTCGGCCTGTCGGGCACAATGGCCAAGGCGCTGGACTTCCAGAAGTTCATGGCGCTGATGCAGGCCATCACCACAAATCCCCTGCTGTTCCAGCAGTACCAAAAGGATTTCAGCGCTCAGAAGAGCCTCCGCTATCTGATGACCCGGCTGAACTTCAATCCAGACGATCTGGAGAAGGACATAGACGAGAAGATGCCTGCGGCTCAGAATGCCGAGATCGAGCGGACGCAGGGTGCTGCCAATATGCTGGGTCGTGGGGGCCAGCAAGGCGCCTCTGCTCCAGGAGCAGGATCGGGCGGCACGCCTGTCGGAGGGGGGTCGGAGGTGCCTGCGGCAATCAACCAATTGGAGGGGCCGGCGTCGGGCTTGCCGCCCACCGCATGATCGCATATATATAAAGTCACACGGCGGAGAAAACGATGGCCCTGCGGGTGCTTAGAAAGCGGTTCAAGCCAGCAGGTGTACGATCAATCTCACAAGGATTTAGAAAGAAAGGAAACGGTATGCCTGACGAGCACAAGCCGAAGAAGGCCGACGAGAACTCCCAGACCTCTCAGAGCCAGACCCGCAAGCCTGGCCCCAACGACATGCCTGGCAAGGGCAATGTAGCCCCCA